ATCCGCCACAAGCTCGAGCCGACGCACTGGCGTATTGAGAACCGCTATCGGTATGGCTGGTACCGGCTGGGTGAGGTCTGACCTCATGGTGAGTCGCAACCCCATGGTGCAGTCGTTACGCTGCACGGCTCACAATCGGCAGGGCGGAGTGTGTGGCCACTGGGCGACGCCCGGGCAGCGCGTGTGCTTCCTGCATGGCTCGAAGTCACCGCAAGCAGTAGCCAATGCGGAGGAACGGCTCAAAGCACTGGTGCATCCGGCCATTACCGGACTCCAGGAGTTGATCAACAAAGCGGACTCCGACTCCGTGCGCTTGAGTGCCATCAAGGACGTTTTGGATCGCGCCGGCTACCGCGCTGCCGACGCCCAGCCGGACGTCGCTGCTCAGACCATGCACATCACGCTTGCATTCGACCGCAACGAACCCTTAAATGCCAACGGTACGACCACGCTCAGCCTCGACGACGCCCAGTAACGGCGAGTGGCATCGCCCCGCGCTGTACCCCAAGCAGCTCGAGGCGATTTACTCATCCGCGCGCTACTCGGTGATCGAAGCCAGCACGAAATCGGGCAAAACGGTCGGCTGCATGGTGTGGCTCGCCGAGCAGGCCTGGCTGGGCAAACGCGGATTCGAGTTCTGGTGGATCGCGCCCATATACGAGCAGGCGCGCATCGTGTTCCGCCGCCTCAAACGCGGCCTGACGCAGGGCACGTTCACCACCAACGAATCGGAGTGCAGCATCACCCTGGCCAACGGCGCGGTGTTGCGTTTCAAGGGCGCCGACAACCCCGACAGCCTGTACGGCGAGGACGTGCACGCCGCGGTCATCGACGAGGCCACCCGCGTCAAGGAGGACGCCTGGCACGCCATCCGCACGACGCTGACCGCGACGCGCGGCCCGGTGCGCATCATCGGCAACGTCAAGGGCCGCCGCAACTGGGCGTACCACCTCGCAAGGCGTGCTGAATCTGGCGAGTACGCCGACATGCACTACGCAAAGATCACCGCCTACGACGCTATCCAGGCCGGCGTGCTGGATGCCGCGGAAGTCGCCGACGCGCGCTCGCAATTGCCCGAAAACGTGTTCCGCGAGCTGTACGAGGCTGAGCCGTCCGACGACGAGGGCAACCCGTTCGGCATCGCCGCCATCCGCGCCTGTCTGGAGCCGTTGCACCTGGAGTGCGACCCGGTGTGCTGGGGCTGGGATTTAGCCCGCGCGAACGACTGGACCTGGGGTATCGCGTTGTGCGACCACGCCGCGGTGTGTCGGAGTGAGCGCTGGAATCAGTCGCGCTATCCCGGTACTGCTGGAGCCGAAGGTGACTCGAGTTCACATCCGGAGTACTGGGAAGTCACACTCCGACGCGTGAAGGATCTGGTTGGCAGACTACCGGCCGCGGTGGACTCCACCGGACCAGGCGGACCCATCGACCAGGCCCTGAATGCCGCCCACCGCAACGTCGAGGGCTACGTGTTCTCGCAGCGCAGCAAGCAGCAGCTCATGGAGGGTCTCGCCGTGGCGATTCAGCAGCACGCCGTAGGCTTCCCGGAGGGCCCGCTCAGCGTGGAGCTCGAGTCGTTCGAGTATCAGTACTCCAGAACCGGCGTGCACTATGGCGCGCCAGAGGGCATGCACGATGACGGCGTCTGCGCGATTGCACTGGCCTGGTACAAGTTCGGCAAGCTCGAGTCGTTGCGCGCCCTGGATATCCTGCTCAGCCAGCCGACGCGCATCAAGCACCACGGCGTGCTCGTCGGCGGCAAGAACGGGCACGATGCATGGCGGAGTCCGCTCGAGCCATGACGCTTGACGACTGTGTGTCTACGGTGGGGCGGGTCGAGTTTCCGGACTGCCCGTGTCGGGAGCAGGGCTGCACGATCCATCGTTGGTACGACGTCCGAAACCTGCGCGAGGTATTCCGCCACGGCGACAACGAAGAGGCATTGCTCTTCGTCGATGACGAGACGGTGGTGCGTATGGAGCACCCGGAGGGGGTATTCGCCGAGTGGTCGCATCGCATTCACGAGTGGCTGGATCGGGGCGTAGACACCTGGGCGTAGACTGAGCGCATGCCGACTGCATCTACCCGCGACCTGGCCGGCGAGGCCGCCATCCTGGCCGCGCAACTCGAAGCCTCTGATAGCGCGACCGTCTACACCGAGGTGCCGGGTCTCGACGAAGCTGGTGCCGAAGCCATGCTCGGTGCCGATCCGCCACTGCACGTCGAATGGGACGCGGTCCGCGGCATGTGGGCCGTGCGCGCCGCGACGGAGGACGAAGTTTTAGAAGCCGAAGCAGCCGCGGCAGCCGAAGCCGAGGCGACCAGCGCGCCACCGAGCGGCGCGGCACGCACCACCACATCGAGCAAATCGGCCGAATAGGTGGTCCGCGATCGCGACGTCCCCACGCCTGGCCAACTCGCCACCATGTGGTGGAGTAAGTACAACGAGTGGCAGACGTCGCGACTCCGCGTGCGTGACTGTCGCGACTGGCTGAACAACCGCTGGGACCCGGTCGTCCCAAAGGACTTCGCCCAGGTCGCCGGTAACCTGGCCATCAAGCTGCCGTATGCCGTCACGGTGCCATTGCACGCCGTGCAGATGCTCAGCGGAAAGCGACCCAGACTGCGCCGCGACCCGATGGGCAAGAGCGTCAGCGCGCGGACGAATGCGTCCGACCTCGAGGTGTGGGCCAACTCCGCGGTCACGGCCATCGAAGAGCAGCACGGCCAGTTCTGGCGACCACTCATGGACATGCTCTTCAACCAGGGCAGTGCGGCGGTGCTGTGCTTTCCCGCCTCAGGTGGCTGGGAGAACATGCCCAGCTTCGTCGACGACGCCGGCAGCGTGTACCCGCAGTTCAAAAAGCAGAGCGTCAAGCAGTCCGCCTCGGAGTACGAGGACTATCTGCTCGACTGGAAGGCGCGCCAGGTGCCGATGTGCATCAGGGTGATTGGCATCGACCAGTGCCTGCCCATCCTCGGGCCCGGTCATCGCCTCGACGGCCTGCTCGTGCGCTCCCAGTACGCCCAGGAGGAACTCGAGGCACGTGGGTATCGCTGGCGCTTCGGCGATGATGGCCACATCGGACCGGGCTATGACCCGGACTACATGAGCCAGTCGCGCGGCACGTACCCCAAGTTCACGCTGTACGAGCTGTGGCGACCGGGCAGTGTCGTCTACTACATCGGCCAGGGTGTGACCGCGCCGGCCACCGATGGCAGCAACATCACGCTGGCGCACCGCGTCAATGCTGGCGGCGAGACGAACCTGGCCGCGGTCGACCTGGCCGCCGACTTCGGCATCAGCCGACTCTGTGGCACGTGGGTGTGGGGCTGCAACTTTGCCAGCGAGACGGACCCCGACCGCCGCGCCGTGCCGTTCCTGTGGCCCTTCCTGAGCGTGTTCCAGGGCATGAACAACCTGGCCACGGCCAAGCTCGCCCACACCTGGCAGCACGCGTTCGGCGGCTGGTTCATTCCGGCCAATGCCGACGTGTCACCCGACCTGGTGATGGAGAACGGGCGGCCGCGCGAGATCGACATCCAGCCGATGAAGGCGCAGTACGTGGCTGGTACGCCGATCCCGGCGACGCATCCTGGCACGAACAAAGACGTCGACGAGCTCATGGGCCTGATGCTCGGCAGCATCCACGAAGAGGCGCCCTCGGCAGCGGCCGGTGGTGGTCCGGGTGCGACCTCGGGGCACGATCGGGCGCTGATCCGAAGCATGCTCCAGGACGCCTACGACGACGTGCTCAATGGCGGCTTGCAGGCCATGTCGTTCGTCGGCAGCATGGCCACCGAGATCGCCGACCGCATCGTCGAACACTATGACGTGACCGTGCCGGTGTACTGCAGCGTCCAGCCCAAGGGCATGCGCCAGAGCGTGCGCAAGGCCCAGGAGCTCACCCGCGACATGACGTCGGGCGTGTATGACTTCTGGTGCGAGTATCCGCCCGAGGAAGGCGAAAATCTGCCCTACGCGCAGATGCTTATGCAGTGGTCGCTCGAGGGACGTATCCCCCTGCGTCAGGCGCTCGAGAAGGGTCTCGGTGACGAATCGCCCGATGAGACGATGATCGAGATCCAGACGGAGAAACTGCTGTTCAACACGCCGCAGGGCCAGCAGTATCTGTTTCAGCTCGTCGCCAAGAAACTCGACGACGAGAAGATGGCGCAACTGTTCGCCGCGGTGCAGAGTGGTCAGGCCATGCCGGACGGCACGCCCACGGCGGCGTTACCGGGCGGCGGTGGTGGCCCCGGCGGCCAACTCCAGGGGACGAACGCGCCGCAGCCCGTAAACTCCGCGATAGGCGGCATCATGGCGGGTGCCATCGGCGCTGGGCCGATGCGTCAGGATGTGCTCGCTTCCCAGCAAGCGGGCGCCATAGTCGGACCGGGGGCCGCGGCTCCTCCGGGCGGATAGGCGGAGAGACATGTCCAAGATGCCGAACATTGGCAGCAACTCGAGCGGCACCAGCAATCCGAGCCCCAGCCCCGGCCGTATCGCCAGCCGCGGCGGCGCGTCGCTCGCTAATCAAGACAACTCGAACGTAGCCAACTTCCCCGAGGACCCGGAGGTTTTCAACGCGTCGCCTGCTACGAAGAAAAGTTATTCGTGGAACAAGGGCAGCACGGGGAATGCCACCTAAAAAGTGGACCGCGAAGGCGGACGCCGCCGCGGATCGCAAAGCGGGCATCAAAGAAGGCTCGAAGCGCGACAACGCGCTGGATCGCAAACGCGGCGTGCCGGTGAAGAAAGGCAAGTGACGATGGCCAAAGCACCCAAGATGCCCAAGATGAAGATGCCGCCGATGCCGAAGGGCCCGACGGCGCCGGCGATGCGCATGGGCGCCGCGCCGAACCTGGGCGCTCGAGCGATGCGCGCGCCAAAGGCACCCAGCGGCAGGATCAAGCCATGACGAGGGCTAAAGCCGAGAGCGACAACCGCAACGGTCAGGGCCCGTCGGCGTATCCCGACCTGGACCGCATGGCGCGGCTCAACGCGCAGTTGCTGCCACCGCAGCCGGCGATGCTCGAGTGCGACCGTCATTCGTACCCGTGCCCGCCCCAGCGACTGCACAAGGGCAATACGCCGACGGGTGGCAACGGCGGCGGCCACCTGCACGACTCGTACTGAATTTTAAGAACATGCCACTCAAGAAGAGCGCGAGTAAGGCCGCGGTGAGCCAGAACATCAAGACTGAGATGGCCGCAGGGAAAGGCCAAAAGCAAGCCGTCGCGATCGCGCTCAATACCCAACGGCAGGCGAAAAAGCGGAAGTGACGTAAGTGCCCGGCAGCGCCTCGAGCTCCGACGTTCTGCAGCAGACCGTGAAAGGCTTTGCTCAGCGTGTCAGCGAGTACGCCGACGGCATCGCCGGGCGCCTTGGCCAGCCAATGAGCGGCACCCAGTTGAGCAAGGACGATGTGATCGCCCGCTGGAACTTTTCTCCGCTCGGCTCGACGCAAACTGCCGATGCGACGTACCACCAGCTGGTGGCCAGCGGTACGCCACCAGGCAAAGCGCTCGACCAGGTGTATCCGATGCGCAGCATGCTGTTCCGTGGACCCGATCTGCCGTCGGCGATAGACACGGCCAAGCAGATCCAGGGCTGGGCGGCCGACTCGAGCGGCCAGCCGGTGCCCGAGCAGCCGCAGCAGAACACGCTGGTGACGCATCTGCTGAATCAGCAGCAAGCCGCACAGATGCTGCCACAGGGGCCACAGATGCCACCCGCGCTGCCGCCTAGCCCGATGGGTGGTTTGCCACCTGCACCGCCTGTGGGCCCGCCTGGCGCGCTGTCAGGCATGCCACCGGCGCAGCCAGCGCCTATGCCGCAGGGGATGACCTGAGATGCCGCTGAACCGACCCAATCCAGCGTATCCGCGACCCAGCCCGTACCCGTATCTGGATCAATCCGGCGTCCCCACGAGTAATCCTGGGACAGCCGACACCACAGCCGCGCCAGCACCAGCACCAGCACCCGTAACCAACGTCGACATCGCGCCCGCCGGCAGCGCCGCTGCTTCGACTCCCGCGGCACCCGCTCCAGCGACCACGGCAACAACGACTGGCCCGGCCGCGGGGCCAGTGGGCCCCAGCGGGTACAGCGTCTCGCAGATCATCGCGGCATCGGACGACGAGCTGCGCAGCGCGAATAGCACGGTCAATGACCTGTGGGGTGAGCTCCAGAAGCAGCAGTCGACGGTCACCGATCTGCAGCAGCGGGTTTCGGGTGGCGACATCACCCAGCAAGCCACGCTCAACACGGCGACCAACGACCTGGCCGCGAAGTACCAGGCGTACAGCCAGGCGCTCCAGCGGGTCGAGACCGCGAATGCGGGCCGGGCCAAGACGCTCAACGACGCAATCCACAACGGCACTGTCGATCCCTCGCAAGTCGAGGCCGCTAAGGCCACCGCGGATAAGGCCATAGCCGACGGCGGCCTTGCCAATACACAGGCCAAAGTCCTGCTCGACGGTGCAGATACCCAGAAGGCACTCGTTGCCGCTCAGGCAGCAGCGAGTGCGCAGCAGGGCTTGTTGGCCAAGGCGCAGGCCGACGCCGTCAATGCCAAGACGCCGGCTGAGAAAGCGCAACTCGAGGCTCAAGCCGCCGCGCTCAGCGCGCAGGCCAAGCAGACTCTCGAGCTGCTGCCAGGCCTGAAAGACAAGCAGGCGGCCGACACCAATCTCACCATCGCGCAGACGGGTCTGACCGACGCAAACTCGGATTTGACCAGGGCAAATACGGCATCGGTCAATGCGGATGCCGCGCTCAAGCAGGCGCAACTTGCTGCAGGCTTGCCGGCCGCCCAGGTCGCAGCGACACAGGGCCAGGGCGCGCAGTCCCAGGCAGCAGCAGCAGCGTCGCAAGCCCAGATCGAGCAGGGGAAACAGGGCCCGCTGTACGGCCTGCAGGACCAGCTCAAGATCGTGCAGGGCATCGATGCCATCCGACAGCAGATCTTCGGTCCAGGTGGCTCGGGCGACCCGGCGCACGCCAACGACCTGCTCAAGCAGTTCATGGAAGGCATCCCGGCCACACTCGCGGGCACCACGCCGTACGCGGCCAACGTCGCCGCGGCGAACGCCGGGCTGACCGCCTTCGGCACGCAGGCGTCGCTGGCCAACGCGGCGCAGGCCGCGGCTGCCTCGAGGGCCAACGCATACACCGGCTTCGGCAGCAACGCATTGAGCTCGCTGCTCGGCGTGATGAAGGACGCTCCGGCGGGCTCGCAATTGCTCGGCACGGCGTTCAACGACGTGATGAACCAGATGTCGGCGCGGACCGCGCAGGGCCAGTACGCCCCGCCGACGCAACCGACCGCGCCGCAGTTGCCGGCGTTGCTCCAGAAGCTCGCGCCTGGTCCGTCCATGCCCTCAGGGCCACCACTGCCAGGCCCCGCGGCAGCGCCCGTCATCCCGCAACAACCGCAGCAACCGCAGACCAGCGCGCCCATCACCATCAACGTGGGGGGTGGTCAGCCTCAGGGTGTGAGCCAGCAGACGACGCCAGGGTTCAACATGGGTGCCATGCCAGGTGCAGGGCCGCAGGGCCAGCAGAGCTCGCAGTTGCCCAGCATGCTGCAGAACTACGCACCGCCAACAACTGACTTCGTCCACCAGTTGTGGGGTAACGAACTCGGCTCGGGCGCGGTCCGTTCACCGTACGCGGCGATGGGACAGGGAGGCTAGATGGCTGCGTTCGACCCTCAGGGCAGTACGGCAGCGCTGAATGCGGCTGGCTATCTGGATAGTCCCGCGGGGCGTGCGTCGTACACGCAGGACACCGGCGCTACGGCGTATCCCTCGTCGGCAAGCCTGAATGTCGATGCATCCGGGCGGTTGGTTGGACCACCTGGAACCGCGCTGAATCCCGGTCCGACGACCAATAACCCGTACAACGCCAGCACGGACGGATTGAATGCCTTAGGCGCGTCGATTTCGGGCGTTACTCAGGCGCAACTGGCTCAGCAAAAAGCCGAGTTCGATGCGCAACTGGCCTTTGCCAAGGACCAGATGGAGAAGTTGGGCATTCCCCAGCTCCAGATCAACCAGCAGCTCGCTCAGCTTCAGCAGCAGCAATTCCAGGCGCAACTGTCGCTCGCCCAACAGGCTCAGCAGTACACCCAGGCGGCCACCACCGCTCAGCTCACCGGCTATTTCACGCCGCCACCGGGGGTGCCGAGCGTTTCTCAGTGGACGAATCCAACGACTGGCGCGACCAGTGCTGGTGGAGCGACCGGCACCGGTCAACAAGATCAGTACGTGCAGGCGCGCACTCAGCAGTTGATGGGCGTTGCCAACATGCCGCAGGCACAGGCCCAGCAGACTGCCGCCTCAGAATGGAGCCAGGGCCTGGCTCAAGCTGGCAACGTCGCGTACGGCATGCCGCAAGGCTTCACGCTCGGGGGCACCGCGGCACCCGCCGCGACGGGTGGCCCGACGCAGGACCAGTACGTGACCGCGCGAACCACACAGTTGCAGGGCATGGGATTCGATCCTGCTCAAGCGTCTCAGACGGCGCTGGCCGAGTGGAGCCAGGGGCTCGCGCAGAGTGGCAATGTGGCTGGCGGTCTGCCGTCCGGCATCAGTTTCACGGCTCCGGCAACAACCGGCGGAGCCGCGGCCACGGGTGGAGGTGGCGCACAGCAGACGCTCGCCGGTCAACTCCAGCAAGCGCAACTGACGGGCCAGTACCAGGGTGCTCCGACTGAGGCCGCCAGCGAGTTCGCGCGTCAACTCCAGCTCCAACAGGGGCAGCTTGGCCAACAATATTTGGCAACTGCTGCCAGTCTCCAGGGCCCACAGAACACCTTTCAACTCTCGAACTACATGCGCGGCGCGCAGGGTAATCCGAACGTGCCGACCTACCTGCAGTCGCTGGCCGGCAACACGGGTATGGCCGCATTCCAGGGACCAGGCACGACGCCGCCGACGGCCAACACTATGGCTGGCGTAGCCGGCCAACTCGGTGGTGGACAGTCGGCAACGCCTGGCTGGGACTATGCGCAGACGCTGGGCACCATGCAGGGCATCGCCAACCGCGGCGCGCAGGCCCTCGCGCCGGGCGCGCTCGAGCGGCTCACGCCCGAGGAGCTGCAGGCCTTCGGCTCGGGCCTGGGTGCGGTGGGTGGCTCGCTGCCATCGTTCCTGCAGCAGTACCAGCAGTCGCGCGTTGGACAGACGGCAGCCGGTACACCGGCGCTGGCATAAGTCGTGGCTGGCTCGGGCATCTGGCTCGACGACGCGACGTTCCTGCAGACGCAGGGCCAGATCTGGGCGCAGCAGCAGACCCAGAACGTGCACGCCGGCGTCTCGTGGGCGCAGCAGGCCATGCAGGACGCGCTCAAGCCGGTCCAGGACTCGATGGCCAGGCTCCAGCAGATGGTGCCCCAGGTGCCAACCACGCCCGCGGCACCGGTAGCTCCGCCACCCACGCCCGTAGCGCCACCCGTCGAGCCTCCGCCATCCATGCCGGCGCCCGCACCGCCGGTGCCGATTGGTGGGACACCCGTGGCGACGCCGACGCCGGCACCAGGCGACCTGACTGGTGGTATCGCGCCAGCACCGACGCCGACGCTGCCGGCCGCGGTTCCGCCGCCGCCGCCACCCGCCCCGAGCATGGCCGACGTGGGTCAGAACTGGGCCCAGCAGCAAATTCAGAACCTGCTCAACCCGTCCGCGCCCTCGAGCACGGCAACACCGGCAGCGACGCCGCAGCCCATCCCTGGTTTACCCCCGACCACGACCCCGCCCTCGCCTGGCTCCGCTTCCCTCCCGTTGCCTTCTCAGGCGCAGGGTGGGGTTCCGCCGGCGACGCCCGCGACCACACCGGGCGCGCCGGCGGGCCCGCGTGACATGCCCAACGTCCAGGTCGACGCGAGCTCGCCCGAGGCCTTCGTCCGCTCGGTCACACCGGCTGCCCAGTACATCCAGGACAAGACCGGCATTCCCGCCGCGGCGATGATCGGCATGGCCGCCAACGAGACCGGCTACGGCAAGGCCGCGCCGGGGAACAACCTGTTCGGCATCAAAGGCAGCGGCCCCGCGGGATCGACGACCTCGGGCACCTGGGAGGACTACGGCAACGGGCCCGTGCAGATCACCGACCAGTTTCGCCGCTACGACAACGCCACCCAGAGTTTTTCCGACTTCGTCGATTTTCTCAGGCAGAACCCGCGCTACCAGAACGTCATGAGTTTGGTCGACCAGGGCAAGGCCGACGTCGGTACCTTCGTGCAGGGGCTGAAGGACGCCGGCTATATGACCGACCCGAACTACGTAGGCAAGATCCAGAACATCGTCAACCAGTGGCAGCCGACTATCGACCAGGCGCGCCAGACGGTGCAGGGTGCCATCAGCACCGGCCAGACCGCGGTCAACACGGCCGTCCAGGGTGTGCAGTCGGCGGTTGCCGCGCGTGCATCGCAGTTCGGCCTGGGGCTGAGCTCGGGCGATGCGATGGCCTTCTGCGGACCTACCGCGGCGATCGCCTTCGCTCAGACGTACGGTCGCAATCCAACGGTCGCCGAGGCCAAGCAGCTCGCGCAGCAGGTCGGCTGGGATCCGAACCAGGGCATGGCCGGCGTTGGCTCCGAGGTTTCCCTACTGAAAACCATGGGAGTCGACGCGCACGCGACGTCCGGCGTCGATTGGTCGCAGGTCGGCCGCGACGCTTCGGGCGGTAACCCCGTCATCATCGACACGCCAGGCCACTATTACTACGTCGACGGCTACAACGCCGACACCGGCCAGTTGCACGTCGGCACCAGCGGTACCGATCTGAAGGGTGGCTCCGAGTGGATGACGCCCGATCAGATCAACGCCATGCCGCAGTCGCACGGCTCGGCTCGAGCGGCGATCTTCGCCGACCATCCACTGGCGCAGCAGGACGGTCTCGCCCAATCCAGCAGCCGTAGCCTCACGATGGGCACCAATCAGCCGGCGACACCCGACCTCGGCCAGGCCGCTGGTCAGGTACTCGGCAATGTGCCGCTGCCATTCGTGGGCATGAGCGCCAACGACCTCACGTCGCTACTCGGTCAGAACGCGCAGCAGTTGCAGACCGGCCGCGACATCGTCGGCGGCCTGCTCTCACCCGATTCGAGCGTGTCCAGGCCGCTGCGGGCGAAGGCGGACAGCATCCTGCAAGCCGTCCAGGACGTCGGCTCGCAGGCGACTCAGGCCGGTCAGGACCTGCTCCAGCAAGGACAACAGGCCCTTCAGCAGGCACCTCAGACGATCGGCGACATCCTGCAGCAGAATGCACTCACAAGCCAGGGCATCCCGAACATCGGCGGCAACCTGCTCGAGGGCGCGGGCCAACTCGGTCAGAACCTCAGCGTGCAGAACATGGCCTCGAACCCGCTCATGCCGAGCAATCTCCTGAGCGGGGCCGAGCAAGGGTTGGGTCAGAACGTCGTCGGACCCGCGATCAACGCACTCCTGCCAGGTGGCGCGCTCGAGCAGGGACGTCAGGCGCTGGGTGGCGCCATCGCCGGATCCATGCCGGACATGCCTGTACTGGGTGGTGTGACCCAGGCGGCGGGCGGCATGCTCGCGGCGCCGAGCGTCATCGAGCAGATGCAGACCATGCAGGAGTTGTCGCAGAAGTACGCCCCCGGCGGACTCTTCCCTGATCCCAGCACGATGACCCCGGAGGACGCCGAGCGCTGGAACAGCGCGACGATGGCCATCGCGGGCACTGTTGGACCGCCCGAGACACACGGGCGTGCCGGAGTTCCGCCGCCGCCGCCGGGCTCGGCCGCGCGCATGGACTGGCTGCTCGACCGTGGCAAGTTTGCACCGCCCGAAACGCAGACGCCCGGACTCTTGAGCACGATCGGTCGATCTATCCAGGCTGGTCGTATTGGGGCGCTCGCAGGCGGCATTCCCACCGTGGCGCACATCGCCTTCAATGCCCCCGTCCAGATCGGGCTGAAGCTGCTCTCCGATGTGCCGGCGTCGGTGCTCAGTGGCCATGCGGAAGCCGTGGGGCCAGAGCTCTACGGCGCAATGCAGGGCTTGCGCTCGTGGGCCCTGAACGCATCCCAGACATTGCGGCAGCCCGGTCCGTTGGCCGAGAGCATGGGTGGCGGGACCGGCGCCCAGGCGCTCGAGACAGGACTCACCGGGTTGGTCCGCGCGCACCCCGTGCTCCAGGATGCCGCGCGGCAACTGGCGACCAGCGCGGACCTGTGGAAGACCGCGGCCATGGAGGCCACGAATCGCGGCTACGCGCCAAACACGTCGGCTTGGCAGGCCAGGGTTGCGGACCTCGTGTCGAACCCCACCGATGCCATGACGACCTCCGCGCAGCACGCCGGCGACCGAGCCGCGCTGAGTGGCGCGATGGGCACGACTGGCCAGACCCTGGCGGACGCGATCAAGAAGGCGCCGGTGCTGCGCTTCTTCGCGCCGATTTTCAATGTCGGTTACCACGTTGCCAGTCAGGGTCTCGAGACCTCGCCGCTCGGCCTGGTCGGTACAGGCCTGGACGTCGCGCGTGCCGCCGTTGGCGAGGGACCGTATGCGGGAGCCGAGGGTTTCGCTGGCCGCGGCGGCGCAGGAGCTGTGACGCCGCTGGCCGAGCGCTTCCGAAACAACCTGATCGGCGTAGGACTGGCTGCAGGGGCCTATATGGCCGCTGGGCAGGGTCTCATTACGGGTGAGGGCCCGTCCGATCCGAGGCAGCAGGCTGCACTCAGGGATACCGGCTGGCAGCCGGACTCGATCAAAATCGGTGGCCGCTACTTCAACGCGCACCTACTTGGCCCTGTCGGATGGTCGCTCATCCAGGGCGCCAACGCCTACGAGGCAACGCATACACCTGAGGAAGGCGGCGCGCTCAAGCCTATCCTGACGCCGCAGGGCGCGCGCGCGCCCGGTCCGCAGGACATCCTGGGCGACCTTGTGGCGCGGCAAGCGCGCTACTTCAATAACGAGACCTTCTTGAATGGTGTCGGCTCGGTGCTGAATGCGCTCAGCGCGAGCGCGCAGGGCGGTCAGATGGCCACCCGTGAGGCAGAGAGCGTCATCCAATCGTTCATTCCGCAGGGCGCGCTGCTCGCCAACGCGGCATCGGCTATGGACCCGTACGAGCGTCAAGCGCGCGGCAGCACTGCTCAAGAAACCTTCGGGCAGGCCCTCGAGACTCGCCTGCCGGGCCTGCGCCAGAACGTTCCGCCACGCTTGACCGCGACCGGTGCCCCCATCCCGAACCCACAGCAGGGCGCGGGCCTGCTCATGCCGCGAAGTAGCGTGGTCAATGCTGACCCCGTCCTGGTGGCCATGGCGCAAGCGGGTGTGACACCGTCAGCAGCCCCGTCGTCGGTCCCCTATGGCCCATACAGCGAGATCCGCCTGACGCCCCAGGAACAGCAGGCATGGGAGCAATACCGCGGCCAGATCGTTGCGCGCTCGGCCGGCAATCTGGTCGCGTCGCCGAACTTCCAGCAGTTGCCACCCAAGACGCAGCAGGTCAACCTGCAACGGATCAATACCATCGCCGACGATGCCGCGGGCAAGATGGTGCTGCGCGACATCATGCTGGGCGGACCAGCGGCAGCTCAGGGTCGCTCAATGCCGACGGGGCTGGCCGCGCCCGTCTACAGTTACGCGCCGATGGGTCTTGGCGACCAGTCCATGCTGTACCGCAACCAGGCTCAGCACCAGGCGCTCATGCAGTCGCTTTTAGGTCCATGAGCGTTTCATCGGTCCGTAGAGATATAGCCAGACCAGCCATCCCAATGGGATGAACAGGCCCAAATAGCCGACCGCTTGCCCCCAGTTTCCGTCATACAGGTACGGCAACCCGTGACTTCCCAGGAAGTAGGCCGACCAGAGCACCGGAACGGCGAGGATGACGAAAATCAATCCTGGCCACCATGACGTCTTAGACTGAGACTGCATCGCGGGTAACCTCCGAGGTGCCGAGCTCCCGGTCGCGCCATGCATACCGCGACGCGGGGGCTTTTTTCTATGGTGCCCGCACTATAGCCCGCCGGTGTAGCAGTTCTCCTGAATCCGAACACGCGGTACAGTAGCGACTGTCTGAGATGCCAGAGGCAGAGCCAGGCGCACCTGCAGCGACGAGCCCGGACGGCGGCGAACCCCAGGTTTCCATCGCACTCGGTCCCGATCCTTCGATCTACCCCGAGAGCTTGAGACCCCAGGAGACGTCGCCCGCACCGCCCGTCGAGGCACCGGAACCTGACGAAGCCACCATCCCCGAGCCACCGCCCGAGAGCGCTGGAACCGTGCCTTCACCCGAAGAGGGTGAGTCGCGGGGGACCCGCCGACGAGCAGCCGAGGATGCGTACCAGCGTGGTCTGGCAGAGGGTCAAGCCAAATACGAACGCGAGCAGCAGCAACGCGCGCACCAGGACCAGGCCGAGCAAACCCAACGCGAAGCCAACCAGCGCGTTGAGCAGTTGTTCAATGACCTGAACTCCCCGGACTATGCCACGCAGGACCGTGCTCGCCAGGGCATCCTGCAGATGTACCACGGCAACCGTCAGGCCTCGGCCCTGCAGCAGACCACGCGTCAGCAGGTCCTGGCCGAGATGGCCGCCGACTTCGGCACGCTGAAGGATCTTCCAGGCGTCGACGACGAGGGGTACCAGGCACTGCACACGGCACCGTCCGCGGCTGACCTGGCCAAACGCGCGTTCGACCTCGGCAAGAAGTCTCAGGGCGACCAGATTGCTCGCCTCGAGGCCGAATTGCAGGGCCTGCGCGGACGCCTCGTCGGCTCACGCGCGACGCCCGAACGGGCCAATGGTGCAACCCACTCAGACGGCAACGTATCGATTGAGGAATACGCGACCTTGTCGCCGAAGGACGCGCGCAAACTGAGCCCGGCGCAAATCGATGCGCTGACCGCCCAGCTCGCCGCCGACGCCGCGCGCAGTCGCAGCTAATAGTGGGCTGAAAACAGCCCTCCGCGGAGGGTTCATACAACCTTGGCTGACGTCACGATTACGACGGCCGCGCTTTTCATCGACCAGGTCTGGTCGCCTGAACTCAATCGGGCAATCCAGTACGACGTCGTGGTCGCGGCACTCTTCGACGACAAAAGCGCGCTGGTCGACCAGCACGCCAACACCATCAACCTGCCGTCACGGCACAACCTGACCGCTAACGCCAAAGCGGCCGGCGCCGCGCTCACGCCGCAGGCCATCACCGAAACCCAGCAGCAGTTCGTGCTGCCGATGACCAACGGTCACCGGGCGATCGCGCAGATGATTGAGGACATCGCCGAGATCCAGAGCCGATACGACATCCGCTCGGAGACGACGATCGCGGGCGCCTACGCGTTGGCGCGCCAGATGGACGTCGACGCGGCGAGCTTGTTCGCCGCGCTGGCCACCAGCGTGGGCACCTCGAGTGCGGAGCTCACCGACGACAATCTGATCGCCGGGCGTACCGGGCTGCGCAACGCTGCTGCGCCGCGGCCGTGGTACATCTGCGTCCCGCCCGCCACCTACTCGGGCTTTCTCAAGCTCGAGAAATTCACCAACATGCTGTACATCGGCGAGTCCGAGAACGGCACCGCGGTCGAAGAGGCCAGAGTCGGCAAGATCTACGGTGCCGACGTGTACGAGTCGCAGTTGCTGGCGGGCTCCGCGCCGGCTGCATCGGGCGCGTTCTGGTCCAAGACGCACTTTTTCAAAGCGATCCAGCGCCAGCCGACGACGCACACCTGGTACAGCCCGCTCGACCTGAGCTGGGTTGTCTCGATGGACACCATTTACGGGATGTTCGAGCGACTGGAAGCGGACGAGGCGGCGGCCGCCACGACGAATAGCTCTTTATGGGGCGTCAAGCTGGCTTGTACGAAGTGATCCCGTGTCCAACGTCGACACTTTCCAGGGCCAGAGCTACGCCGCGTTCACGACTTCGAACGTGGCCGTCAAGGCGCGCGCCGGACGCATCGCCAAGATCGTCGTCACGGCTGCGGTGACGGGCAGCCTGACCATCTACGACAACCCGTCGGCCGCCAGCGGCACGATCCTGTACGTGTCGGCCGCGACCCCCGCGGTCGGCACCATCCTGGTGCTCGACATCCCGGCCCGATCGGGCATCTTCCTGGTGCCTGGCTCGGCCGGCGCGGGCATCGTCGTCTATAGCTGAACGTGACCAACATCATCATCAGGCGCGACCTCGAGCAGCAGGCCTACACGGTCAGGTTTCACGTGCGACTGCCCGCCCGCGCGGACTCCGACCTCATTGAAAAACGGCTGCAATGGTCGCTCGAGCGCATGATCACGCGTCTGGAGCGTCAGGGCTGGACGTTCGTACGCCTGTCCGACCGGCCGCCGCGCGGGCCGCTGCCGGTGGTGCCCGTCAAAGGTTTTGGAAAGAAGCCACCCAAAATCAGGCGCCAACCAGGTCAGGCGTCACCGCCGGCGCCGCCTGACGACAGCCTGTGGCGCGTGAGCACGCTGCCACAATTCGGCCCCAAAGCCGCGCATCTGATGACTGACGAGGTCGATTGGGAGTACGCCGCATTGTTCCATCGACCCACCATTCCGACCGCGTACGTGCAGGAGTCTGAGAAAGGGGAGCCCGAGCCGACATGGCTGAAGCACTAACCGCCGAGGCGCCGAACGCCGTTATTGCCGACGAGGGCCTGGTCTACTGCCGTTTTCCCAACGGTGAAATCGCCGCCTGTGACTCCTCG